GGTCAACCACCAGGTGTAAATCCTGATGCCTGGAGCAGTGAGCAAATGAGAAAATATATCGACAGTTTGGATTCATAATAAACATATTGAATATGGTGGTGGGTGCTCATCTCCCACTGCTGTCGCACTCCGCTGTTCACGTTGTACAGCCGGATATCTTTAAGGGAACGACCCATCCTAGTCACCAGCACGACAGTTATAGGTTCAGCAGTTAAGCAAACTGCTAATCACCATAGTTTAATATACTGATTCAATATACTAAACTATAGCTGTGCCCTTACCATAGTTTGTCATCGGTGAAATTCCTTAGGAATTTCACCGTGGCGTTGTTATATATTTTTCTTAGAGATCAATCTCTTGGAGAAATATTTATCAATTATTCATTACCTTTGCTACACTATTCATAACAGCCGCGATACGACCGATATCTCTCAACTGCTCAACAGTATAACCTTCCTTCTTCAAGGTGTCATAGTGAGCCTTCACACAGAAATGGCACTTGCCCACAATACTGGCTGCAAGACTATAGGCCTCAAAACGAGCCTTTGTTGTACCACCGTGTGAGGCAATGGCATTCATCCTTAGTTGAGCGGGTAGCCCTTTCAACTGTTCGTCCTCCGTCATTTCCACATATGGGTACCAAGTGTTGTTTATGGACATAAGTGATGCGGCGGTGATAGCAGCACTGGTCTCGTTGGGATTATTGATCTGACTGGAAATCCATGTCCATAGCCGACTGTTTCCAGTGGCAAAAACAGCAGCCAATGCTACACATTCGGCTTCGAGTGGGTCTAATGTACTACGCTTTACCACGGTATCAAGATTGAGCCGTGTGTCCTTGGCGTAGTCTGGTAGACCTTCTTTGATATTATCGACCCACTGCATTATAGAGTTTCTCCTCCCACGACACGATTACAGGCACATAGCTCTCCCGATTGGCAAGCATCCAATACTCTCAAAGTTTCTTCTGAATTTCGACCAACATTGAGGTTATTGACTGTGATGTGTTGAATCACATTTTCAGGGTCAACAATAAATGTGGCACGTAGAGCTGCACCGGCTGGGGCATAGAACACTCCCAACTGTTCCACAAGACCTCGGGCAGTGCCATTTTCCCAGTCCCACCGCTGAGTGTCAGCGAATTGGATATGACGAATTTTTTGTAGATCTGGGTGTGCTTTTTGCCAGGCCACTTTACAGAACTCATTGTCGGTGCTGCCAGTCAGCAGTACAGCATCACGATCTTCAAAATCTTGAAACAATTTGTCATATGCTACAATTTCTGTGGGGCAAACAAACGTGAAGTCCTTGGGATAAAATACAATGACCTTCCACTTGCCCTCAAAACTTTTTTCTGTGATATCAAAAAAAGCATCCGCAGGTTGGCCAGGACGCACACCGGTTACTAAAAATGGTTCAAGACGATCACCAACAGTTTTCATATATTTTCCTTTAAAAATGATATTGTACAATACTTGTACTAGACAAACAAGTATTTTTGTTAGATAAAGGTAAAATCATCAGAGAAAGATAATTTTACCAGACTAAATATTCAATGACTATATTATATACCTTAATCACAATACACCTAACAATAATTTCAGTGACACTTTACTTACATAGACACCAAGCTCACCGAGCCGTGGATTTTCATCCCGCAGTAGCCCATTTTATGAGATTTTGGTTATGGTTGACAACTGGTATGATTACTCAGCAGTGGGTAGCAATACATAGACAGCATCATAGATTTACAGATCGACCTGGAGACCCTCATAGTCCTATAATATATGGTCTACGAGAAATTTTATTAAAAGGGTTTTTATATTATCATCGAGCTGCTAAAAATGTCAACACAATAGAAACCTATGGTCGCGGTACCCCTGATGATTGGATAGAACAGCGACTTTATACTCCATATCACTGGTTAGGTCTAATAATTTTGCTTTCGATAAACTGCTTATTATTTTCTCATTGGGGATTAGTAATTTGGATTTTACAAATGATGTGTATACCAGTACTAGCTGCCAATGTGATCAATGGTCTAGGTCATGCAATTGGATATAGAGTTTTTGATACAAGGGACAATAGCAGAAATATTGTACCCATTGGTATTGTGATTTGCGGTGAAGAATTACACAATGCACATCATAACAATCCACACGGAGCTAAATTTAGCTCAAAGTGGTATGAATTTGATTTGGGATATTTTTACCTACGCATATTAAGTATGCTAGGTCTATGCAGTATTCATAAATTGTGATTACTTTTTCATTGCATCAGCATCTAGGTATTCTTTGATAAATTTAATTACTCGTCGGTAACTGTCAAAGACAAATTCCTTACTGGAGTCTTCGTCGTTGACAACGACAATAAAACCGTTAGTGGCTTTGCGAATTTCAATTGATTCCATTATGGCTCTCTATTAAGAATATTTGAGTTTGAGTAAAATTGCGTGATCGCTATCATCGATATAGACTCGAAGTTTTTTGCCCAAACCAGTCAATGCCCAATTTTTGCCACCATAACAGGAACTTAGATAAAATGTTTGTTCACCGATATTTTGTATGCAATATTGTTCTATTTCTGATCTATAATACTCATTGAGATCTAGACAAAAATTGAAATCTTGATGACGCAGTAAACTCATTACTTAGTTTAACACATCATTGTGATTTAAGTCAAACTCAGTTTATTCAAAAATATTTGTCAATTGCTCATAATAGGCAGGACATCGATTTCGGCACCTGGCGCGGGATTTAATAGTCCTTGCCTAATCGCATTTAACACCCACTGCCGACCCACATTGTTGGCTTCAGATTGAACATTGCCCACACCACCAAATCTATGTACTTCTTCACCATCAATGGTGATTCGCCAAGCACCGGTGAATCCACCTTGAGATCGTTGCTGTTGAAGATCCTGTGTACTGCCCTGTAACATACCTAAAGATCTTGGAGGTACGAAACTGCTTCTAGGTTGTACAGGTACCAGTTCGTAAGCCTGCGAACCTCCTGGAGTTCCTGCAGTTATGTGATCAAATGCAGCTTCGGCCTCGGCCGGAGTATTTCGAGTAAAATAAACTACAGGTCTGCCGTCGGTTCTACGAATCATAGCCCAATTAGCGTCAGGTTGAGTTTCAGGAGCAATCAACTGTGGTCTCTGAGGTTTCTGGGGTTTTTTCTTCAGTGCCTGATAGGTTTGGGTTCTAATACTTTTAAGAGCCTGCTGTGCTTCCTTACTGAGTATGCCCGCGACTTCTGCCTGACTGCCTTGTAGTTTGGATATGTAGTTAGCAAACTGATCCAGCATATCTCCATAGACATCTTGATCCACATTGGCAGACAGCATCCGGCGTAGTTTACTGAGATATTCTTTACGGTACTTATCGGGATCCATGGCAGCATCTAACGCCACAATGAATCTCATTAAAGTAGATACTAGTGTTTTGGGATCTTCGTTTAACCAATCCCCTCCAGGGCTACGAAATTCTATATATTTTCCCTGGGGATGAATACTGGTGTGTTTGCTTACAGCACTGTCTTGTATACTTCTGCTGGCAAATTTGTTCAATCCTGCTCGCATTTGATCAAATAAACCTTGTACTTGATCCGGAGATAAGTTTTTTGCTCTTGCTTGAACCTTTTCTAAAGCACCGGCAGCAAAGGGACTGACCGATCGACCGAATTTCTTCAAAACATACTGATCGCCCACCAACAATGCAAGTTTTACGAAATCTAAATTTTTATCGTCATACCCAGGAATACTGACATTCATATGTAAACCCGTGCTTTTATTAGTATAAGCACCGATTCTGTTGGCCCACTGACGAACTTTTTCTAAATCTTCCAGCATTTCAGGAAAGGTCAGCGGTGGACTAACAAACTCCAGTCCCATGTCGTCGCTGTCATCAGGATTTAAACTGCCATCGGGTTCTACTACATAATGCCCTGGCTCACGCCGAGCACCATGATAAGATGAACTAGCATTAACTGGTCGGCCAATAGCCTCACTGAAATCATTTGCAATGGCATCAATGCTGACGCCTAATTCCGATTCTTCTGTGGTCCAGTAAGGCCAAGCGATAGTATCAGAATATTCATTGTGGACATCACTCATATTTACTAGACCAGCTTCGCCCAACCATTCACCTTCTAAATCTGGGTCTTCCAGAAAATCTTCTAGAGCTTGCTCTCGAATATTGTCTAATCTATCGCCACCCTCTGCAATGATTAGATCGGTGGCTTCTTCAGCCTGTGTTCGTGTTAATCCGTCAATACTGTCAGGGTCTAATCCCAATAATTCAGCAACATCCTCTACATCCATATGATCTGTAACATAGTCATAGACAAAAGTTTCTTCTTTGTCTGTTTCCCATCTTGAATCAAAAGTTTCTAGAGCCCAATCACTGAAATCACTTCTTAGTTGTATTTCTAATCTTCTGACATCATTGCGACTATTATAGTCATTGTCGAAGAAAAAATCCACAATGTCACTGATGCTGCGAGCGCCCCTATCTTCGTCCATGTCCATGACCATTTCTGGGTCATCATCGCCGCCTGCAACATTGGGCACAATCATTTCAAATTCTATGCCCACACGAGCATCGATATTCTTAACTGCAGCAGCCAGACTGGTGGGGTCCATTCGAATTTCGGTGATATCTTGATTTTTATAAATTTCTAGTAATCGCATACTGTATTTATTACATCAAAAAAAATAGGCCCCTGGGGGCCTATTTGAGATAACTGATTAATTAAAACGAGTATCGAATTCCCAGGCCAAGACCAGTACCGTTATGTACTTTCATGTCTTCAATACCAACGGTGCGCCGTGCATCGGCAACTAATGAGAGACTTTTGGTCAATGGCATACTAGCACCAATGCCAATTACAGAAGTCAACCCATCATTGAGAGTGTCTGATTGAATATAAGCAACACCAGCCTGGCCTTCGATAGTAACACCCCAAACTTTAGCCACAGTATAACCTGCTAGCACAGTGACATGATCACTGACTTTGCTGCCAACTTCAAAACGATCAACAGCAGCAGTTAAACTGACATTACCCCATGACTGGCTAGCACTTAGCCCGAAACCGTCGACATCGTCAGTGATGTTACGACTATATCCAACCCCAAAATCCAACGCAGAGGCTGCAGTAACAGAGGTCAGCAATGCTAGACCAATAAGTGATTTTTTCATAAAAGTTCCTTTTTAGTAGTGCAAAAATTTATTTATTTTTTTTTTGAAGCACTAGTAAATTCAAGCAGCAACTCTGCAATCGGTATTAAGACTAGGTTGGTATTCGCGAATCAATGAACGCTCAACTTGGTGAGCTTGTTTTTTACCGCGAACCACAGACAGTATACTGACTGTAAAAGCTTCTGCGCCAAATTTTCTAATAGCTTCGTAGAGCTTCCACGATTTATCTTCGCTACGACTACGATAAATGTGTTTATTCCACCTTACCATAAGACTCTTGTCAATGGTGCTTTGAGTCTTGGCCGTAACCCCAATGTAAAACTCATCCTTACATTCTAGCATGTAAATGATGTGATTTCGATCAGTTCGTTTCTTTCTCATAGTGCTATTATATGATCAAGTAGCGTTGTTGTCAAGCCTTTTTGTGGCAAAAATAACACAATTATAAACGATAATTTTGCAAAAATTTAGCAAGATCGCCATACAAAACTATCATTACAGCTTGATCTGATGTCCCGAAAATTTCTAGATTTATTGATTTGTCTACTCGGTTTCGTGTTTTAAATGAATACCAATATGGATTAGTCATCACACGGTCTAATTTCAATATCCACCATGACTGTATCTTTTCAATTGGCAAATTTATAACAGTTTTATCTAAGTCGCTGTAATATTGAAATACATGTCTACCGACATCAGTTAATTTAAAACTTTTCGGATTAGGGTTAGCCCAAATTTCTCCAAAATCTTGGCAATTTTTTAGCAGTAATTTATAATATTCATTTTTCGTCATTGGGGTAGATCTTCTGTCCTGCCCTCAGTAATACCACACAGAATTTGTCTGTCCTGAATTGTGTATTGAGTTTTCTTGCTAGATTAATTGCATGACCTTTGTTACTGAAACTGACTTTACGGTATTTAGGTCCTGGGCTGCTAGTTAAGAGATTGCAAGTCTTTAAGTTAATTGGATGTTCATTATAAAACACTGCCCAAATTCCTTCGCTGGCCAAGACTTGGTCGCTTCGATATGTACTACGATTGGTAATTTCTGCAATAATTTTTGGTTTGGGCCTACTCACTGTATATTCCTCATTAACTACACATATTTATTAAAAATTTCCGCCAGTGATTTCCACTGTTTGTGTATTTGTGGATGAGTTATTTGGGGTAATTTTTTGTAGTTGATTGAGCATTTTAGTAATATCAGCCATGAGATCTCGTGCATCGCGAATTGGCATGATAATTTCTTTTCTTCCGCGAGCATCGTGAGATCTAACTAAATCCACGAACCGATCAATGTGCAAGCTCATGATTGAATAAATTTTTCCAATGCCGGCGGTCTCCAACCCAGAGGTTTAAGAACTTTGCCATCTTCTCGTTTGCGTACTTTTCCTGTTTCTCGATCAACCTTTGCAAAGTTAGTACTCATAACTTCTTTCCAACCACCTTCGCCATTGAATCCAGCTGAGTGGATAGCACCTGTTGTGACAACAATAAAGTCAAGAAGTGCGTCAAGTTGTTCTAGACGATCACCGCTGCCTAATGCTTCTTTTAATTCTTTCCATTCCTCTTCCATGAGGTCGAGATATAGTTGGTATTGTGCTTGATTAAATTGGCCCACAGTTTGGTCGCAGGCTCTCATAAACTTGGCCTGATCTTTAAATACATTCGGCATTTTGTTCCTTATTAAGAGTCAGAAATTTTTCTTCCACTGTGGTTTGATCATAAAAAGGACCACAGTATTGATATCGTTTCACTGCAATGAGTTTGGGATTCTGTATGACTCGCCAAATGTCTTTTTGCTTGATTAGATACCATCCAGCAGCGAACCAACAACGACTTTTTTTTCTTTTAGTAAACAGAGGGATTTTTTTCTTAACATCCCACATGGGATTAAATGCATGACAACCAGTTGGGTATCCATAGACTTGTGTACTCGACGACGACTTTTTAATAGCAATTTTTTCAAAAACTATGTCATTTTTTCGTAATGACTGTATGTTTTTAGCATGAAATTTTCTATTTCCAATGGTGATAGTCACTAAGTTGTTTCGAGACTCTATATTGCCAATTTTTTCTTGATCTTTTTGCAAGATCCAAAATTCATTCTTAAGCACTGGTTTAGCTATAATCATATAAATGACCTTGATATTTTTGATTCAGCCATTGGCTGTATTGATCTGCTGTTTCACTGAGTTTGATTAATTCGTATCTACCACAAAACCTCATAAATTTTAAACCCACCTGTCCGATATCACTGGTTCGGATTTGTTCTTTAATAGCAGTATCAATTTCTTCCTTGACATTCTGTGGTTGCTGAGTAAGATCCACTAGCATTCTATTTCGTTGATAATCATCTAATACTTTATGTTCTTGACCATTGTGGTCAACCCAACGCTGCAACATAAGGTTATTCCAAGCAAAACCTTTTTGATGTCGATCATTGTAAGCTTCCAGCAGACCAATTTTGTTTTTGCTGCTTTTCAATCTGACATTAGGAAAGGCACTAAAGATATTGTCTGTGGGATCGCCACGCATACATTTTTCGAATAACAACCATTCAGGGTCTGGAGTTGACTTTGCTGTTTTAGTTTTACGATCCTGACAGGGACGACCTCGACTGTCAAAGATACCGTTTACAGTCAGCAATTCATCGGTGATACCATTGTATTGCTGCACCTGTTCGGATAGCAGTTGTACAAAGTCTGTGTCGCTGCTGATAATGATATGTTCATCATTGGGATGTAATGCAATAAACCTAGCAATGATATCATCAGCTTCGGCATTGGCATGTCGAATAATCGAACAATTAGTCTGTGTTTTAAGATATTCAACAAAGTGATCATAAGTTTCCCAGAATAGTCGATCTTCTTGTTGTTGACTAGGACTAAGTTGTGCTCGAGCTACTGCACGATTTTTTTTGTAGGGTTCATAGATGTCTTTACGCCAACTACGACCTTCTAAAGCAAATATGACATGATCGGCTTGAAATTTACGGAACACTTTGTTAACAGAACTCAATGTGACATGCAAAGCATAGCCAACTTTTTCCTGTTCGTCAGTGGCGCGAAAAGCAGTATGTCGAGCACGAAAAAAGGTATTAGCAGTATCAATTAAAAGATATTTCATAATAGAAATTCATGGTGGTGATTACCTATTATATTACCTAACAGAAGTTTTGTCAAATTAAATTTGACTAAATCCTCTTAATAATAGCCAAACTGTCATTTTACTATTCACAGTATAAACTGAAATTTGTCTATAGTTTCCTACAAAGTTCCAATCAGTTCCTGGTGGCCCCCATTGTTGTCTTAATTGTCTGAGTTGGTCGGTTATGTGATTTGAATTTCCGGTAATCGAGAACGTTTGCATCAACTGATTTCCGATCTACCATTGCCCAAATCTCTTACTTTGGTATAGGTATTAACTATGGCTTGTTATTGTTCATAGGTTTCCATTACTACATGTCTACAGATATTTTGAAACCAACGATCAACAATATCAGCATCGCTGTCATCCTTTTTCAATTGATATCCTGCTCTGACCAAATCGGATATGAATTTATTGTTCCAATCTAGTTCAAAACTACCTTGATGTAAATTATCAGGGTCGAGTTCAAAACTTACTATTTTAATGTAGGGTTGCCCTTGTTCTGTGGCCAAATCTTTGGCAGACTTAGTTGGAGATGGTGTTTGTTGTTTAGCAGTGACTTTTTTAAACCAATTTAACATGTTACCAACTTTCGATATCTGTGATATCAATTTTAATTTTTGATCTAGTTTCAAACTCAGCAGTTACTACAGACCCAATTCCATTGGAATTATCAAATGTTAAATCTACATAATCAGGATTATGATTTTCAAAAATTTCTAGTAATTTTTTAAATTCATTCCGGGTCATTCGAAAAGATTTCATTATGTGCCCCATTGATTCTTGAAAAGCGGCACTTGAAGTCGATCACTGTATCTATATCCCAGCTTCATAGCCACTTCGGCAACCTGTCGATTATGTGCGTGGTAGACACTGTCTACACCGCCCACAGGCATAAGATAAATTGGTCCAGTAAATCCCTCATCTCGATATTGATGAACCGTGTGTTCAATTTCATCAATGTCATTCATGCCAGTGACCACAAACTTCAAGTAGGTATAGCCTACACTTTCATAGTCAGAAACAATTTGAGGTTTAATAGCATCTTCAAATCGTTCACCACTGACGCTGAGTTTAGGAGATACTGAGAAAGTAATTTCTCTGGGTTTAGTATAATACCAACGCAGCCACTCGTTGAGTGATTCTTTGAACTCCGAAGTCAACGGTTGTGTACCATTGGTTTCAAAAGTGATCTCAGTAAGTCCACGCATAAGGCCGTGGTTGAGTAATTCTGGATAGCTACGCTGCCAACCCAGTAATGGTTCACCGCCGGTGATTACTAAGTGTTCGTCTTGCCATTCTTTGTGTGGAAGGAGATCAACAATATTTTGAGCTAGGCCATCAATCTCAACCAGTGGACTCAAATGTTTGAATTCTGGATAGACCGCAGCATAACTATCGCATCCTGTTTCGACTAATGGTAAACTTTTATAATCTTGATACCTATTAATATTATCAATAATAGAGACTACTTCAGGATTATGTGTTTCTTGATCTGGGATGGAGTTTTTGTCTCTGCCAAAGCCTTGACAACGAAAATTACAACCAAAAGTTCTTAGAAAGACACTGGGCACTCCCATATATCGGCCTTCGCCCTGAATAGAGTAAAATAGTTCCGATATTTTAATTTTAGACATGTTGATCCTTATTGATTGCCTGCCCGTTGTCGCCTATGAAAATAGTTGACCATTTACGCAGTTTTGTTCTTTTGTTTACAGCAGCAGAATCTATGTTTGCTTGATTTATGAGATTATTTTCTACCAGCAGTTCTATCATACAGATTAAATCACCAATTTCTTCTTCAAGATGTTGACGATTATTTCTGTGATCTTTTGGGTTCATTCCTAAAAACCCAAATCTATTTACTTTACTGACTGCCTGTATGACCTCTGCACATTCTTCTTGCAATATAGAAAGTATTTCATTGGTATTGTCTATCATTTTTTAATTGCCTTCACACATAGATGCCAACCTAGATATTTTTTCACCGCGGCTCTTACTGTGTCTGGCATGGCTTCAAACCAGGGTTCTAATACATAGTTGCCACGACGATATTCCTCAATATTATACATGAAACAGTGATCTTGTCTAATATCAATTATATCAAAATATCCCATTACTAACCAATGTATTTTATCGTTGTCATAGGTTTCTGCATAAGGACAATTGTCTTGAGCCTCATATCGATCTAAGCCTGCACTGATCATTGCCGATTTCCAACTATTTTCAGCGTAGACCAAAAATCTAAATTCACCAGTGTCTTTGACTAGTTTATGGACATTTTTTATGATCTCCTGTGGGTGTGGACTATGATGTATGACTCCCATACTATAAACTAAATCAAATTGTCCTAACTTATAGATTATGTCAGGATCGGTACTATCACAACAGATAAATTGCCCATCCAATCCTTGTACTTGAAATCTTTTTTGACAAAGTTCGATACTCTTTGAGCTTATATCTATTCCTGTATAGATTGCACCATTACGAACAAACTGTTCTGCATCTGTGCCGATTCCACAGCCAATTTCCAAGACTCGACGCCCCCGCCATTGATCAAAACTGGCGAAATCTCGTATATGTGGTTCTACATGATATCGTCTTGCAGTAATTTCATCCCAATATTGTCTGGTATTGGGGTCAGCTTGGCTATGACGGCTGTTGCAGGGTTGTCTATCCCAGTATTCGAT